AGATATGGCTCTATCGAGGGCAGCCTAATGCCAGAAGATTACAAGATTCCCGCAGAGCTGCTAGGCAGACTGTGGGAAGCTGTATTTAGTAAAGCTCATGAAAGTGAGCTAGCTCAAGAGTTAGCTGACCACATGATATCGCAAGGCTGTGAGAGGCTAGAGGGGGTCAATGATCCCGCTCTAGTCTTTATGTTTTGGAAAAAATACTTAGAAGATGAAAAAATAATTAAAATAGAGGACATACACTAATGACTGATTTTATTATACAAAAAGGCTATCCTATTCCTGAAGATATCAGGGGTAGAACGTCGCAATATAAATGGGGCGATATGGAAGTTGGAGACTCAGTGTTTATACCCTTGAGAGATAACGACAACGCTAATCGTGCTAGAAATAGATTACAACAATCTACTCGGACTTTCTGTAAAAAGAATCAACCCGATTGGAAATTTGTATTACGTTATAGACTCGAAGAATATGAAGACCCTGCTAAACCTACTTTGTTAGAGGTTTCTGGTATTCGTGTTTGGCGTGTCGCTTAATGAAGCTTGCTGGTTTACATTCGTAAGTATGGTAAGTATAGTTAAGGTTGGTGTCTGCTATTAGCAGATAGAAGTAACCGATGACTAGGTAAGCTAAAGTCATCAAGTTATAGAAAGGAGAAAGATATGCGAACAGCAACTACAACTTCTAAAACGAAAAAAATGCCACCAAAGGTTGTTGCAGACAAACCTTTAAGTAAGGCTTCAGTGACGAAAGTCCCAAAGCCTGTTGCAAAAACCAGAGGTGCAGCAAGAAAAAGCTACAAGTTTATCGGCACTATGCCAGAACAAAGTGGTTTTACACCACAAATGTATGCTTTATTGCAAACAATTAGTGAAGCTAAAAAGACTGAGCTAGACCCTAACAAGTTTACTGCTCAAGATTTAGTTGCACTAGCTGTTAAAAGAGGATTCTTGTCTACGTGTCAAGACCCTCTTAGAATTTTCAGATTTTATAAAGATAGATTAGTAAGCGAAGGCTTCCTATCTGAAGTATAATTTGAAAACTGTGAGACTGTAATATTAATTTTTTTACGGAGAAATTGAATATGCTCTTGTTAGATGTATGTATAACTGGACAAGAAACAGTCTCACACACGTGTAGTTAGTGCGAGGATTGATAGGGAAATTAGCAGTTAATGAACTATCCAAAGTATGTGTGGCATTATTTCGTTAAGCTGAATACTTTGCTAATCCAACTGCCCACTTACTACACCTTTATTATTTAAATGGGAGTAAATAATGCAAATCACAATAACTAAAGATGACGGCACAGTTATCGAAACTAATGCGATAGTTCTCGCACGTAAGCTCAACAGTAATGTAGTATCTAAAATGGAAGATCAATATATGACTGGTTGGGACGAAGCTGAGTTTATTAATTGTATGATTGATACTATTGACGCTATGTATAACGAAAAAGTAATGAAATAACGTTGCTTTACTTTCGGTTTGCTGGTAAGTAAAGTATAAATATAACTATTTAAGAAAGGAGAAAGTTATGAAAGCAATATTGATTGATCCGTTCGACCAATCTGTTTCAGAAGTCGATTACAACGGTGATTATAAAGAAATATACAATTTATGTAATTGTAGCACATTCGACGTAGTGCAATTGCGAGACGGCGAAAACGACATATATGTAGATGACGAAGGTTTATTGAAAACTAATCGTTATTTTAAATATGTAGATGGAGATTATACACATACGTTAGCAGGCAAAAGTTTGATACTAGCCCATGATGATGAGGGTTGTAGTATTGATACTACATTGAATGCCGCAGATGTTGCGTGGGCTGTAGAATTTTTACCAGAAGATCATATAGAAGAACCTATGATGAATTTCTTTATAACAAAAGAACCAAAAGATTTAACACCCTACGATTAAGGAAAAATTATGCCAAATCATTGTTTTAATAGAGTAGAAATACATTGTAAGTCGAAAAAACAGGCTAAAGAAATTGCAAAATTTTTAGAGTCTGAAGAAACTTGTTTCGACTTGAATAATATTGTTCCATCACCTAATTGGTCAAAAACACCTTTGACAGGTAAAGAAAAGTCATGGGTTAATGTTGATAAGAAATACGGTGATGTTGGTGAATTACCTGTAAAAGACGATAGTTTTCCTGAAGCAATCGGTGAAGTTTGGAAATTTGCTAGCACTGGTGAAAACGACGATAGGTGGTATGACTGGCGTATAAATAATTGGGGCACTAAGTGGAATACGTATGACGCTGAGTTACTCGATATCAATGAGTCGATAGAATATACTTTCAACACTGCTTGGGGACCACCAGACATGGCGATTGCTGCTTTACGTGAAATATATAAAGAAGAACGTGATGGTGTCATTATCACTGCGTTTTATGACGAGCCTGGACTGCAAATGGCAGGGTATTACTAGTGCTTTACTTTGGCGTTTATGGTAAGTAAACTATATAGTAGGTTTTAGTTGTGGTTATCTGTATTCATAATTGCCACAACTACAACAGAGTGCGTGGTCAGTCTCTTAAATGAGCTTGGGTAGTAGCAGTTGTGTCGACACGATACCACGAAAAAATCCCTCGTGGCACGCACTCGACTTTAGAAAGAAGAATTTTTAGGAGAAATGTTATGGGTATAGAGGAAATTAAAGAACAAACACTACGGCATATCAGTAGTTTAACACGTTATTTAGATATGTCCGATGAGGATAGGCTAAAAGCCTATGATTGGGTTTATACAGTGTTGTGGGATTACCACAGGCTACATGGACCTTACGAATATTTGTCGATAGGGGATGTAAGCCACTTTTTTGACATCTGGTATGATGGCTACTATGGAGATGTAGACGAAGATAACAGATGTCTTTGTGGCTTACCATTAAACGCTAACGGCAGAAACTGTTATGAACATATGACAAGGGGGTGTTGATGAAAGCAGAAATATCATCGTATAAAAAACTAGATCATTTAGAATTAAGTATTAGTATTGAACTAGAAGATGTTCAAACAATACTACCAGAGTTAGATTCATGGAGTTGCGAACACGTAATAGCCATGATTGCGAGAAACCACAAGGAGGTTTTATATGCAGGAATATTACCAACAATCGAAAAATATGGAAAAGAACTGTTCCCACGAACAGAAGTCAGTTCCCAAACACCTGAGATATCTGAGTGAAGAAAAACTTGATATTTTAGCAAAATTATTTACACCGAGATTTTGATGAATGAAATAGAAAAAAGAACAAAATATTTAAGGTTGATGATGTCAGCTTTAGATCATGCCATAGGTAATTGCGACGAAAATATGAAATATCGTATCGATTGTGTATGGGACGCTATAGATGAGTTGGAGGTGGAATGTGAAAAGTTATGATGAAAGAGATGAAATAGGTTATTTAGATGATAATAGTGGTTATCACTGGCACGGTGGTAAATGGAACTATAGACGAGTAGAACTATGGGCTAAAGAACGTGGTTTATTAGGAGAGTCTGCCGTAGAGTATTATCGTGATACTAAAGCTCAAACGTTGAAGTTAATGGAAGAAGTAGGCGAACTAGCTCACGCTGTAGCCTATCGTGACGAACAAGGATTAAAAGATAGTATAGGTGATTGTGCCGTAGTATTGATTATACTAGCAGCACAAAACGGTATGAAGTTTGAAGATTGTCTCAACTATGCTTGGGATGAAATAAAAAACCGTCAAGGTAAATTGGAGGATGGATTATTTAAGAAAGATTGAACATTATATGCTACCTACAAAGCAGAGGGATAAGCTCCTCAAATAAGGGTAGGCTAAGATACTAGTTTAAAATACGATGCGTGGCGAGAACTAGATGGCATATAAGATAGGTGGTTGGATTGGTAGTATACAACAAGCAGTCCCTGAGAAGCCAACTGCACAACCACCGAACTTTTTTGGGAAAGTAGGTTTCCTCAGGGAGAAAAAAACTCCCTTTCATTTTATACCTGCTTTTCCTGTGGGCTGTAGTTCCTCCTAACTGTGAAGTTATCATAACAACTACAGTCCACACCTTGTTTTACTTTGGGGGTAATGGTAAGTAAACTAGTTATAGTAGTATTTTAGAAAGGAGACTTATGAAAAGATTATACGAAGTAAAAGTAAAAGTTACAGAAACTCATCATATGATGATAGAAGCCGAAGGTTACAAAGAAGCACAACGCTTAACAGAAAACTGTGCACCAGACCAAGTCAATGACCGTAGTACGCTGGGTGATACTGATGTGCAGGTTGTCTATGTAAAAGATGTAAAAGCAGATAAAAGAATGATGGTAGGTGATACCAAAAGTTATCGGTATTTAGACCAAGTATGAGTAAAGATATTACACAATTAGAAGACGTCAGATGTTGTATTTGTAGCAAATATATTGAGCCACTAAGAAACGCTAAAGGCGAGATAGTTTGGGAATATGGTCATAACGCCGACCCTGTAAAAGAGGGCAGGTGTTGTGAGCAATGTAACTTTGAAGCCGTGCTACCTGCACGGATGGAACAATTATTAGGGGGAAAATAAATGGGATTAGATTGTTATATGGTACACGCTAGTGACCAAAAGAAAGCTTTTACAAGCGAAGATGATCAGCGTCTAGCTGATATACAACTATGTGGTGGTTTATTCAGTGGCGACGGTAGCGACGGTTCGTTTAGAGGAAAAGTCTACGAGCCACTAATTGATTATTTATGCGGTGGCGAATATGTTTGGCATAAAGAAAGTAAAGACCCTGCTATTATGCCAATAGTTAGGAACGATGAACTTGCTGACCAAGCTCATTGGCTAAGTGATCTACTACAGGCTTCGCAAGAAGTTGCTGAACAAAACGAGGAGACTCTACAAGACGATACTATTATTATACAAGTCGAACAACGAGGTTCAATTATTGAATATACCTATAAAGAAGTGCGTGATCTAGAGTTATTACTTCGTGCTACTGTCGAAGGTGGTGGCGTTATGCAAGTATGGTGGTAGTAGTTTACTTTCGTTATAGTGGTTTATATACTATATATAGGTAGTAATTAACGACAAAAAGAAAGGAGAAAGTTATGCGATGTTCTTATTGTAAAGACCCAAACTGTGTAGTTCCTGAGCCACGTGCTCGATTAGGTTATACTACATGCACTGATTGCGGCGAGCGAGTCGCTGCCGACCTTGCGGAAAGACGCAAAAAACAGATAGCACCTGCTTATAACAAAGGTGCATATCAATATATTACAATTAACGATACTAAAACTATTGGGAGGTAGTTATGACAGTTCAAGACTTAATAAATGCACTTAATAAAATCGAAGATAAAACTTTATGTGTAAGAGTAGCCGAAGATAGACCTGATTGTGATGTTTGTGATAGTGCGAATTATTGGCTAGAAAAACATCTTGATAGTATTATTGAACATAGCACAGGCTCTAGTGGATATGAACTTCACGGCGAAGTACTTTTAACAGGATATGAATAGGAGATAGTTATGGCTGATTATAATAAATACCATAGAGCATTAGATATAATGCAAAGAGACGGTAAAGTGAATATGTTCGGAGCACCTGCCGAGCTAGTTGCCGAGTTCCCCGAACTAAGACGCAGTCAAGCTGTTAAGATTGTATCCGAGTGGATGAAAAAGTTTTTAAAGGTGAAATGATGACTACTAAAACTATGTGTTGCTCAATTTGTAAACAAGATAATATTACTTGGCGAGTATGGGCAGATGAAAATAATAAAGTCCAAGGTAGTTGCGAAGAACTAACTTGCTACTGTGATGATTGTGAAAAAGAAACATTACCTATATTAAAGATGGATCACAATTTAAAGGGGATTAGCTAATTATGAGTACTGATTGTAAATGCGAAAATATCGTTAATAGCCATAAAATCACTAAAGACGGAGTATTACAAAGCGTTTTAGAGTGTGAAGATTGCGGTAAGCGAGAGGTTGAGCCATCGTAAAATGGCTTGCCCCCTTGCTTTATAATGGCATAAATGGTATATATACTATTTATAGTTAAAAAATAATTTTTCGAAAGAAAGGAGAAAGTTATGGATAGGTTAGAAAAAATAGCTCAACGAGTGCACGAAGAACATTGTTTACCCGTGCCTGAGGCAGAGAAATTTACTAAACTTTACGATATGTTGGACTATAACGACGTGCCGACTTTTTGTGGTTTCCCACTACAGCATTCGATAGATGATGCGGCGAAGAAGGTGTTTCAATTATTTACAACGTATCGAGCTAGCGACGAGTGGAAACGTTGTTTCGATAGAATGTTAAACGAAAATATTACACTTGCGGAGGCTATATGAACAATACAGTGCAAGATAGGTTTGAACACGTCAACGCTCCGAGTGAGCCGTTGACGGATTTTGTTTTTATGAAATATTACCCTAAACGATTATCGGATACGCTGAACGCTGGAACTCCTATATGTATGGAGTTTTACTACCAAAACGGCGATACTTGGATGAAGATAAACGGCAACGATGGACAGTTTGCAGTTATACAGTATATGAAAGCTAGCGGAAAACTACCGAAGTTTATGTGTGAAGAGATGTATACGCATTGCGTAGAAGAAGATAGACAATGGGTGGAGGAGATGTCATGAGTTCTTGGTCAGTAACTAGGATAACAAGGAGAAGCGACTAGTCTAAGTAACGAAGAGTGCAAGAAAAAGCTGACCACCTCCAATGACCCTCGCTTAGTGCGGGGGTTTTTTATTATTGAATGTATCGTATTAGTGTTTTTAAAAATAAAAAATTTTAATGAAAGAAATTTACAAAACTACTAATATCTTTAATATAGTAATAGAATCGTTCTGAAAGTCTCTTTGCTACTGTGTTTCTTTAATTTACGAAAGTAATAGATTTGCTATTAGTTATTACAAATGAGTGGTAAGATACCTAGAGGGCACGAGAAAAGTAATTTGAAAATTATCTTTTTCAATAATATTGTAATATCATTTGCTAGAGCGAGGTGTTACAATGAAAAAACTGACTTATACCAATTTAATCCCAACCGAAGACGGTAAAGCTTTCATAGATCAAAACGGTAAGATTTGGCAACCACTCAACTCTAAACAGAAAAGGTTTTGTAAGGAGTATATAAAAGGTCAAACTGCTACAGATGCAGCAATAAAAGCAGGCTATACGAAGGATAGGAAGGGTGCTAAGACACAAGGTAGCGTATTACTCAATCATAACCCAGTCGTTCGAAACTACCTCATCGACTTGGAAATCGCAGCCTCAGAGAAGGAAGCAGTTTCTCTAGAGAATCACCTGTCTACTCTACACGACCTACGAGAAGAAGCCAAGGACCAAGGACAGATATCCGCTGCCATCACCGCCGAAGTACATCGAGGCAAGGCAGGTGGACTCTACATCGACAGGAGAGAGATATTGACTGCAAAAATCGACCTAATGTCTAAGGACGACATACTCACTCGGCTCAAAGAATTGATTGCAAAAAAGACCGACAATGTTATCGAAGGTGAGTTCACTAAGAAACACTGAGCGACGGAGCGATTGAGCGACTTTCGTAGCTATCTTTTAGTGCTTTACTTTGGTACCAATCTCAGGCATAATTACTTTGTTATTTAGGTGGTTATAGGTTTAACCCCCGATTATCTAGAAAGGAGAAAGTTATGTCTAAGATAGATAAAAACTTCACCGCAGCGACTCAGAAGGGTTCTGCTAACTATAACGCAGTTGTTACATTGATAGCGACGCCTTCGGGTAAATTCCCAGCACAAGCAGGGAAAATTATCGAAGCCTTACTTACTGCGAAAGACTATTCGCTGACCGTTGGCGAGTTAGTTGGTAAGGATGGTTCATCCGAGTCTGCTCTCGAAAAAGCAGGGTTGGTTACAGTCCAGACCCCTATGGACATCTGGTCTCATTACAGAGCGAGACTCGTTGCAGAGGGTTTGATAACAATCAGCTAAACGCTGACTGTTTCCAAAAGGGCGACTTCGGTCGCCTTTTTTATGCTCTACTCTAGTCTATCGCTCTACTCTATCCGTCGCTCGCTCGCTCGCTCCGTCTCCTCTACCTCTACCTTCTACTCTATCAATCAATCGCTCTATCGTTGTGTTTTCGTTCGTTCGTTCGCTCCAGAAATCCAGAAAATTGAAATTGTTGAGGGATTAACTAACTTAGTTAACTTAATTAACTTAATATATAACTTAACTTAATTAATATTAGCTATTGACATTAAGCTAAATATCAGGATAATAAACAATATGAATACAGAAAAAAAGGTTAACACGCCTAAAAGTGTTGAGGTTAAAGCAACCAAGAAACAGAATGCTAAAGAAGTAAGACAAGCTATTAATAATATTGATAGTAAAAAAGCTCTTATAGATACTAACTTTAAAGCTAAGTCTGGTTATATACCAAACGCTACTGTGACTTTATTAACCACAGATAAAGCTTACTTGTTACCACAACAAGCACAATGCTTTATACAAACGTTAGCTAGTATAGAAGGTCATACTACAACAGTTGACGAACTATGTGGTGGTGATGTTGCAGGTGAAAGCCTAGTGTATAAATACTCTAACTTTAAAACAGTACAAACTGCTAGTAGAGTATTTAATCATTATAGGGAAAGATTAGTTAAGGAAGGTTTTATAACTGTTAGCTAATTAAATTAACTTACTTATTCATATAAGGGCTAGTCTATACTAGCCCTTTTTTTATGCCTATTTTTTACCCCCCTATACCCCCTAGACCTACGCCAGCGTCCGTGCCCTCCGCCGTCCCTTAGTTTCAGCCTCAAAATGCTATCTACTTTACAAATAAGTCCCTAGTGAAAAAAATTTTGCAAAAAAATTTTTATGGATTATACTTTTGCTATGTCTTTAGTTATTTAACAGGAGTCATACATGAAAAAATTACTAAATATAGTTGGAGCCGTCGCACCCACACTTGGTACGGCGTTAGGCGGTCCACTTGGTGGTATGGCGTCAGGCGTTATATCTAAAGTTTTAGGTGTTGATAATAATCAACAAGCCATAGAGCGTGCAATACAATCCGCTACCCCCGAACAACTATTAGAGATCAAAAAAGCAGAAAAAGAGTTTGAAGCTAAAATGCAAGAACTTCAAGTAGACGTTTTTAAATTAGAAACACAAGATAAACAAGATGCACGGTCCAAGTTTGGTAAAGATTGGACCGCACGTATTATAGGTATAGCTATGATAGGTGGCTTTCTTGGTTATATATTTTTAGTTACAATTCAACCACCAGAACAAAACAGTGAAGCACTGATTAATTTAGTTCTTGGTTATTTAGGAGGATTAGCTAGTGCAGTAATAAGTTTTTATTTCGGTGCGTCGCATAAGGATAAAGATACCCAGTAGACCGCCGACAAAGAAACTCATTCAACGTTTAAACTACTTTACTTAAATGAGATACGAAACAACTGTAACAAAAGAGACCCCTGCGGCAATAGCAGAACCTATAAATTCTCTTAATGAGGGTTTGTTTAATGAGTTTGGTGTTCCTTTAGAAAGTCTTGGACCGTTTCAACGGTTTATTACTGAGCCTGGACTTGTTGGCGATAAAAAGCTTCAACGGGAAACAATAGGTAATATTGCATCATTTTTACCTTTTATAGGTCAAAAAGTAGCAGAAGCTAGAGGCGATAAGTTAGGAGAATATTTAGGTTACTTAGACGCATTAGGTGGGGCAAAATTAGCCGTATCTCCTTTATTAATTGCTAGAAAAGCAAGGTTAGAAAAAACATTAAAAGAATTAGATACTGATCCAATACTTAAAAATGATCCAACAGCTAAAACTTCTATTAAAAAACAATTAGACGAAACTGAAGCAGAAATTAAAAAACAAAAAGAAACAGATAAACGTTACGAAAAAATACAAGAAAAATATTCACCTGAACCTAAATTTATATCTGTTGAAGAACGTCAAGCACAAACAAGAAAATTTTTAGAAGATTATAATCGTGACGCCTATGCTAGAAGAGCACGGGAAGGTATGGATAGTACAGGTTTTGATTTTGAAACAGGTTTAGGCAGAGTTTATCACGGTGGACCCTCTGGAATAACTTCATTAAGAACACCTAAATTTGTACCAGATGATTTTAACAATTTAAGTAAATCTACAGGCGGTATTTATACAGTAACTAGTAAATTTGATCCACGTTTAACAATGTTTGGAACAAATGATAGAGCTTTTGAAAGATTCGCAAGTTCTAGACCAAAAGAAAGGGTAGATAAACTTTTAGAAGATTTACCACAAAAATCTATATATGTAGGAAGACCTAACTTTAGTAATATTGCAGATACTATGGATTTACCACCAGAAGTTGTTGATCGACTTACTGATGTTAGAGATGCAGCTGTAACTGTAAGAGGTAATCCTTATGATGTTGCTTTAAACAGAAGAACTAGAGGAGCCTTAAATATGATTTTACAAAACCCAGAAAGAGGGGCTCCTGCAATGATTAATAAACCTGTAGGTGATGTATTTAGAGAAGCAGGGTATGACGCAATACGTTTTCCAACTAGAAAACCAAAAGCAGGCGGACAACCTTTAGAAAGCGACACGATACTTTCACTTTACGATGAATTATTAAAAGATTTTGACGAAACAACGTTAGCGGAATTACTACAAACTATTGACTAAATTAACAGATTTAAAAAAGATAGATGTATCTCATCTAACTACCCAAGAAGCTAAAGAGTTTACGCTTTTACTAGAAGAACTAGAAAAACGTGAACATCAAATAAAAGCTACTAGTACTTTTATGGACTTTGTAAAAGGTATATGGGCAGAATTTATAAACGGCGACCATCATATAAAAATGGCAAAAGCTTTTGATGATATCGCTAGCGGTAAATTAAAACGTTTAATAATTAATATGCCGCCCAGACATACAAAATCAGAATTTGCATCACATCTGTTTCCTGCCTACTTGTTAGGTAAAAATCCAAAACTAAAAATTATCGAGGCGACTCATACCGCAGACCTTGCAATTAATTTTGGTAGAAAAGTAAGGGATTTAATAGATAGCGACGAGTATAAAGGCTTGTTTCCTGAAACAGAACTAAAAGCAGATAGCAGAAGTGCGGGAAAATGGTTAACAAATAAAGGCGGTGAATACTACGCAGCAGGTACGGGAGGTGCCTTAGCGGGTAGAGGTGCTGATTTGTTTATTATCGATGACCCGCACTCCGAACAAGACGCCATGTCTGATAAAGCATTAGACGAAGCTTACGAATGGTTTATGACAGGACCTCGACAAAGACTACAGCCTGGAGGTGCAATAGTAATAGTTATGACCCGTTGGTCTAAAAAAGACCTTACAGGTAGGTTAATTAAGAAAATGGCACAAGAAAAAGGTGCAGATCAATGGGAAGTTATTGAATTTCCTGCAATTTTACCTAGCGGTAACCCACTTTGGTCTAATTTTTGGTCTAAAGATGAGTTAGAAAGTATAAAAGCGTCGGTAAGTCCATCAAAATGGGCGGCACAATACATGCAAAGACCTACAGGAGAGGGTATTTCTATCATACCTAAAGACTGGTTTATGGTTTGGGACCAAGAAAAACCACCAACTTGCGATTATTTGATACAAAGTTACGATACTGCGTTTTTAAAAAGCGAAAGAGCTGACTTTACAGCTATAACAACGTGGGGAGTTTTTTATCCAGAGGGTAAAATAGGGGAAGAAATCTATAATGGTGACGAAGCACACCTTATTTTGATAGATTGTATTAAAGAAAGATTTGATTTTCCTGAATTAAAAGCAGAAGCGTTACGTTTATACGAATATTGGTCCCCCGATAGCGTAATTATTGAAGCAAAAGGGTCAGGATTGCCACTTATACAAGAATTAAGACGTATTGGTATACCTGTAAACACATTTAGTCCAGGAAAAGGGCAAGATAAAATAGCAAGATTAAATTCTGTATCACCAATTTTCCAAGATGGACGAGTTTGGGTACCAGATAACCGTTTTGGTGAAGAACTTATGGAAGAAGTTAGTGATTTTCCTGGAGGCGAACACGATGACCTTGTCGATGCTACAACTTTAGCGTTAGCACGCTTTAGACAGGGTGGATTTTTACAACTTTCGACAGATATGGGGGATACACCTAGTTACTATCCACCTCAAAGGGTTTATTATTAATAAAATAAAGGGTATACTGCTAAAATTATGGCTATAGAAAAACAAGCGATACCCCAACCACTTCAACCTGAAGAAGAATTAGAACTAGAAGTACTTCCTGAAGAAAATTTAGAAGAAACCGAACTTACAATCAACCCAGACGGTAGTGTTAGTATTGGTGCAGCCGAAGAAAACCTAAATGTTGGTAAATTTGGAGAAAATTTAGCTGAAGTTATAGACGATAACGAATTAAATACTATAGCACAAGAATTAATAGCAAGTTATGAAGAAGATTTAGATTCTCGTAACGATTGGTTTAGAACTTATAGTGAAGGTTTAGATTTATTAGGTATTAACAGCGACAATAGATCAGAACCCTTTATCGGTGCATCAGGAGTACACCATCCGATACTTGCAGAAGCAGTAACCCAGTTCCAAGCACAAGCATACAAAGAAATGTTGCCTGCAGGCGGACCTGTCGATACAGAAGTTTTAGGTGTAACAGATAATGCTAAGTTAGAAAAAGCGAATAGAGTAAAAAACTTTATGAACTATCAAATAACTTACAAAATGGAAGAGTATGATCCAGAAATGGATCAATTACTTTTTTATCTTCCATTATCAGGTTCAGCATTTAAAAAAGTTTATTACGACCCTGCCGTAGGACGTGCAGTAGCAAGATTTGTAAAATCTGAAGATTTAGTAGTCCCTTATTACGCTGTAGACCTTCTTACATCACCTAGAATTACACACGTAATACATATGTCGCCGAATGACCTGAAAAAGTTACAAATATCAGGTTTATATAAAGATATGGATATGATGGACCCTGAAGGTGGTTACGATAATACTGATGTTGATTCAAAAATAGATGAGTTACAAGGAATAACTAGAACAGCAAACGACGAAGAATATACTTTACTAGAAATGCACGTAAATTTAGATTTAGAGGGTTATGAAGATGTAAATGATGCTGGAGAACAAACAGGACTAGCATTACCGTATATCGTAACGATTTGTAAAGATAACAGCAAAATTTTAGCTATAAGACCAAACTATAGTGAAACTGATCCTATGCGTAAAAAGATAGAATATTTTACACATTATAAATTTCTTCCAGGATTAGGTTTTTATGGTTTTGGTTTAATACATATGATGGGCGGTTTAACTAAATCTGTCACAGCTATACTTAGACAACTTATTGACGCAGGCACACTTAGTAATTTACCCGCAGGATTTAAATCAAGAGGTTTAAATATACAAAGACACGATGATCCCCTACAGCCTGGAGAGTGGAGAGATGTGGATGCTCCTGGAGGAAGATTACAAGATGCATTTTTACCATTACCGTATAAAGAACCTAGTGGAACATTAAACGCTTTGTTAGGTGGTTTAGTTGATGCAGGAAAAAGGTTTGCTTCTACTGTAGAAAATCCAACAGGAGACGGTAATAGTGAAGCACCCGTAGGTACAACAGTAGCTCTTATGGAAAAAGGACAAAGAATTATGTCTGCTATCCATAAAAGACTGCATTACGCACAACGTAATGAATTTAAAATACTTAAAAGGGTTTTTGGTGAATTTTTACCACCCGAGTACCCTTACCAAGTTCAAGGTAATAATGAAAACGTTTTTAAAGAAGATTTTGATAATAGCGTAGATGTAATTCCTGTTAGCGACCCTAACATATTCAGTATGACACAAAGAATTACTTTAGCACAAACACAACTACAAATGGCACAAGCGGCTCCTGATATACATAACTTAAAAGAAGCTTATCGTAAAATGTATATTGCACTTAACGTTAAAGATATAGACGCTATATTACCGCCCGATGAGGAAATACCACCACGTGATCCTATATCCGAACAACAGTCTGCGATGAAAGGTGAACCTATAAAAGCGTATGATTTTCAAAATCAAGAAGCATATATTGCAGCACATAGTGCATTTTTACAAAATCCTATGATTCAACAAAACCCTGTAGCAACACAAACCATAGGAGCTAATATACAAGAAAGACAAGCAATACTTTATAAACAACAAATAGAACAAGCTATGGGTCAACCGTTACCGTCAATGGATGGACCTATGCCACCAGAAGTTATGAATCAAATAGCGATGATGGCAGCCCAAGCAACACAACAAGTTACAGGTCAAGCACAAGCTATGGCACAGGCACAAGCTATGGCACAACAAAACCCACAAATGGAAATGTTCCAACAACAATTACAATTAGAAAAAGAACAATTAGCACAAAAAGAACAAGAAGATTTACGTGATAAAGAAATAGATATGCAACGTATAAATGCTCAAAGAGAAGCAACACAAATAAAAGCTGCTGTAGACTTACAAGAATTAGAGGCTAAGACTAAATCTGACGCCGATAAAAACTTTACCGAACTTGTCAAAACAGTTCGAGAAAGTAATAATAATCCAAATGGAGAATAATTATGCATAGAAATAAAGACTATCCAAATCCTAAATCACAAGGAGCAAAACAAAAAATGTCTGTTCCTTCTGTTGAGGACACAACAAGGTCTGAAGTTGTGAAAGCAGGTGAATGTATTAAAGATTCTGATGGCAAAGTTGTTGGTCAAGAATCTAAAGTAAAAGCTGCTTATGGACAGACAAAAGGCTTACTTTGGTACAACTATATTAAATAGTGGATCATATAAGACTATTGGAGCATTTGCTCCAAAAATATCGTGCGAGAATAGACTCTCTCACGCAAACGCTTGCAGCAGGTGGTATTGAAAACTATGAACAATACCAACGGATTGTAGGTGAAATAAACGGTTTGAGTTTTGCAATAGCAGAACTACAAACTATTCATTCTAATATGGAGGATGCAGATGAGTAACAAAAATGTTATTCCAAACACAGTAGATAATTTTGGCAGTAAAGGTAAAGTCAGGGAGTTAGAGCCTGATGAAAACACGATAACGCCAGAAAACTACGAATCTCATGCAGATAAGTTACCACGTCCTACGGGGTATCGTATCTTAATTTTACCATTCACACTACCTAGTACAACTAAAGGGGGAATACAACTTGCTAGACAAACTATTGATAAAGAAAGGCTGTCAACAGTTGTAGGACACGTTGTTGCATTAGGTCCAGACGCATATGGAGATACAATTAAGTTTCCAGAAGGTCCTTGGTGTAAGAAAGGTGATTGGGTTATATTTGGCAGATATGCTGGTGCACGTTTTCAAATAGAAGGTGGCGATATGCGACTTTTAAACGATGACGAAATACTAGCCGTTGTTGATGATCCAGAAGCAATAATATCATAATTAACAGGAGAAATTATGCAAAATAATGAAGCAGAAAATATAGAACTGGTTTTACCAGAAGAAGAACAAGAAACAACAGCAGAAGTTGTTGAAGAAGTTGTTGAAGAAAAAGTTCAAACAAAAGATGAACTAGATGAAGTAAGTGATAACGTTAAAAAACGTATAGACAAGCTTACTTATAAAATGCGTGAAGCTGAGCGTCAAAGAGACGAAGCCTTAAATTATGCAAAATCAATTAACCACACTAATACAGAATTACAAGAAAAATTAAAAAATTCTGACTCTTCTCTTTTCAAAGAGTACGATAGTAGGGTACAATCAGACATTGAAAGGGCTAAAATTCATTTGAAAGAAGCCCAAGATGCTGGAGATGCAGAAAATATAGCGAATGCTACTGAAGCATTATCTCGTGCAAGTGCTGAAGCAGAAAATTTAAAAAGGCTGCAAGCACAACAAGCGATTAGAGATAAAAAAGCAGAGCAATCTGTGCAATCACATCAAGAACAAGTGCAACTACAGGCAGATACGCCACCTGCTCCTGATCCAAAAGCAGAAGCATGGGCTAAGGACAATAGTTGGTTTGGTGAAGATACTGTGATGACTTTTGCAGCTTTCGGTATACATAGACAATTAGTTGAAGAACAAGGATATGATCCAAACTCAGATGAATATTATAAGGAAGTAGATAAACAGATGAGAAAAAACTTCCCAACAAAGTTTTCGCAAGAGCAACAAGCCCCCGTGCAACAAGTTGCTGCCTCGACTCCTGGAGTCGCAGGTAAGAAAGGTGCACGCAAAGTAAAACTGACACCTAGTCAAGTAGCTATTGCTAAAAGACTCGGCGTTCCATTAACAGAATATGCGAAGCATATTGAAGGAGTATAAAATGACAGATGATATTATAAAAACTGAAGTCGTCACAGACAGAAACTCTAGGTCTGCAGAGACACGAGACTCTCAAACTCGCAGTAAACCTTGGACACCCCCATCTATGTTAGATGCACCCGAAGCACCTCCTGGATATCAATTCAGGTGGATACGTGAATCAACTAGAGGCAACGATGATAAATCTAATATGTCTAAACGTATTAGAGAGGGATATGAGCCCGTAAGAGCAGAAGATTATCCTGATTTCGAAGCACCTAGTATTGACCACGGAAGAAACAAAGGGGTTATTGGTGTTGGAGGACTAATACTTGCAAAAGTTCCTGTAGAAACCGCAAAATCAAGAAATGATTATTTTACGCAGCAGGCAAAGTCTGCAATCGACGGTGTTGACCAGAATCTTATGCGAGAAAGTGACCCTAGAATGCCTTTGAAACCAAGTGATATTCAAAGAAGTACTAAGGTCGAATTTGGTAGTAGGAATAGTTCTGACGAGGGTTAGGATAATTCCGACGATTAATATTAACTATAATAAAACTTAGGAGAAATCAACATGGCAAATACAAA